GAACCTTGGGGGTGACTGCCATTGCTGATCCCTCCTAAGGGCTCGTCCGCCTACTGGCGGTGTGTCGACGGCCGGTGGACCGCCAGATCGTAGTTATCTGTCAACCGGAGGTTCCCGGCCTCGTCGATACCCAAGCTTGCGGAGCTGGTCCGCGACACCCTCTGAACGTCGACGGGGCCGATTTTACAATCCTCGAACCCGTGGAGCCGGTCGAACGCGTCATCGCGGGCTCGGGTGACTTCCCGGCGGGTCCCGTAGAAGTCGAGCTGGATCGACACTACCGAGTCCGACAGGGTGAGGTCGTCGGACGAGTAGAACGGGGTGATGACCACCGAGTGCCGGTCTCGAGCGAGGGGTGCCGCGTAGACGAAGATCCCGAACTCGGACGCCAGGTACTGCCCGGTGGGACGCCAAGTCAAGGGTTGGGTGGCGTCGGGGTTGGTGGCCAGGTACTCCGCCACCGCATCGACCAGATCCTCGGTGAAACTCATCAGTTCATCGCCCTCTTAATCGCCGTACCCACGATCTTACCAGCCGTAGCCGATTCCGACTTGCAGGCGTTCGACAGGAACTTGGCGTTGCGGCCCGGGTCGTGCCGGTACGACAGGTCCTCGTGCTGGCGGACCGCGTACGGCGTGTCGTAGGAGATACCCACCGTGTCGTCGCTGATGTCGGAGACCGCGCCCGATCGGATCAGGTCGCCGTCCTCGATCGGGGCCTGGGCGTTGGACTTGTTCAGGATGTGCTCACCGGCGTTCCGCAGGCCGACCTTCTGAGCCGCGCGGACTGCGGCCCGGATGATCTTGTTGTTATCCTCCGCCACCGACCACGAGATGTTCGTCATACGAGCGCGACCTCGAGCTGGGAGTCCTCGCCGGGCCAGGTCCGGACCGACGCCACCCGGTACTGGCGGAAGTCGCCCGGGAGGGTCACCCGCGCCCCCTCGTTGAGGGCCTCCGCGTACTGGGTGCCACACTGGATCTGCGTCGACGAGTTCACGCTCTTGCCGTCCGAGGTGATCACGACGCGGTTTTCGTACTGCCAGTGTGCCAGGACCGGCACGGATGCGCCGAAGCCCTCGGACCACGCCCCGTCGCCCTCGAAGGGCTCCACGGCTATGGTTTCCATCCAGTCGCCGAACTCGGCTTCGATGCTCATCCGATGTCTCCTGACAGCAACCACGCACCGTCACCGATGAGGGTCAGGTAGGCCACACTCCCCTGGGCGCGTAGCGTGTTCACGCCGAAGGGGTTCATGAGGGTTGCCCCACCAGAAGCGACCACACTGACAGCGCCAGTGCCCAAGCGGACGATCTTGGCGTGGGCTCCCAAGAAGCCAGTCCCATACGACGGGTTGACCCGTACCTCTTGGGGTGACGCCGAGTTCATCAGGAATGCTCGCTTGCGCTCTGTGGTCTGAACGGCGCTGGACACCGAAACGGCGGCATCGGTGACAACCTCGCCATTCAACATCGCGGCCGGGGGCGAGGGTAGCAGAGCCCAGGGATACCACGTCACGTTGGACCAGTCAAGGTCGGTGCCCAGTGATCCACTGATTCTGGCCCACGAAGCGAACTTGTTTCCGTACGTGAACTCTGCCAGTTGACTCAGCTGGGCGTACCGGTCCAACGTGTCGAGGTCACCGTTGGCCTCACCGTCAGTGATGGTGGTCGTCACCTTGACGTAGCCTGAGATGTAAGGCGAGAACCCGGTAGGCAGTGCCCCGAAGTAGCTACCGATTGCCGAGTTGGCGAACGGGGTCATCCCGCTCTGCCACTCCAGCTTGATGAAGCCAACCTCGTTGGTCGTGACTGCATCCAGCTCGGCGGTGGTTGTGTAGACCGTGAGACCGCCCTCACCGCTGGCACCCACCAGGGCGACCGGCCAGTACTCGACAGTCGCCGACTCGAAGATCGGCTCGATCCAGTGGTTGCCCGCAACATCCGTGTCGGCAACGTACCCGCCACCACTTGAACGGACGCCCGTGGTCAGGGTTACCTGATCGCTGGCGATCGGCATTCCGCCCGCGCTGTAGGGCTCCAGCCCATACGAGTCGTAGGAGAGCGCGTAAGTGATGCCCGGGGTGACCGCCACAGGGGGTGTATCGAACAGAACCTCGATGAACTGACCGGGAACAATCGCACCATATGGGACAGTCCCGTAGCCGAGCGGATCACCAGCGAGGTTCGCCGCGTCATAGAGTCTGGCACTAGGCCCTGAGATGGTCGAGAACCCCATCAGCCGGAATCCCACTACGTTGCCGGGTGTGGCGACGGTGAACTTGTTGCCCACGTAGTACTCGGTGGTCGCATTGACTGCGGCCTGAGTCCCCGAGAGCAGGAAGGGCTGGACCGTCATGGGTCCGCGCTTCGGCCCGTAGAGGATGTTCGCCTCGGTGTCGAGATACCAGTTGCCCTCAGACCCTACCGAGTCTGCCGGAGCCCCGATGCCCGTGTGGAAGATCGGAACAACGCTCTCCATGGTGCGCTTGTTGACCAGATCACGCTCGCCGACCGGATCGTTGGCGAACAGTTGCCCGCCGTAACTATAACGGGGGGTGCTACTGCTAGTGTTCGGGCCTTCCTCGGGGAACTCGTCGTACTCGCCCCATGCGCGCATCCAGTACGGGTCAGAACTTCCACCGGGTGAAAGGCCGAGAGTCCATACCCCGCTTGCCGGGTCCGGGTTGTCAGGTGCCTGCATGGGAAGGGGCAACCATCGAGGGTCGAGCCAGATCAGCGGTCCCCCCGGTTCACTGTTGTACGCCTCCCAGAAACGCACCTGCTGTTCGGGGGTGCTGAATATCTCGATGTACCTGTTAGCCCATGCGCCGTCGTCGTATCCGGTGATCCGCACGGGGAAGGAGCCACCGGCGAACATGGGTCCGAGTACCGGCCAGTCGGTCTCGTTCGCAACCTCAATCACGTACCACCCGGGGTCTGCCGCCTGCAGTTCGGCCTCGGTGGTGTACACGATGGTGCCGCTCGGTGCGGCCTCGACCCACTTGAGCACACCATCCCACGGAATCTTCACGAGGTTGTGGGGCTTGAAGCCGTGGACCACTTCTTCCTGATTGGGGTCGGGGTCCATCAGCGGGGCCAGACGCTCGAGAGGTCCCCACACCCACGGTTCTTCGGGGCTCGTCTCTCCGGCCCACACGAAAGCGGTCTCGGGGTCCTTGTAGATCGTGATCTGCTTTCCAGCGTACTCGCCGTCCACCCACCCGGTGACGCGCACCGGGCTGATGCCGTTGGCATAACCGTAGATCGTGGGCCAGTCGGTGGGATCGGTGACGTTGATGACCGCCCACCCGTTGGGCGCACCCTTCAAGTCGGCCTCGGTGGTGTACACCGGAGTCGTGGCGTCCTCCCCGGGCTCCCCGGGCTCCCCGGGCTCCCCCACGGTCTCGGGCAGGTCCTCCCAGGCATCCGTGCCGTTGCCCACCTTGAACTTGTCGTTCGTGGTGTCGTAGCCGGGTTCGCCGTCCGCCAGGATGTAATCGGACGCCGCCCACTCGGAAGCGGTGCCACGACGGAATCGGATCTGGTAGCTCAAGGGGTTCCTCCATCGATGACAGTGACCGGCGAGCCCGACAGCCCAGCCCGGAAGAAGGGCGTCCGGAAGCCCACCGTGACCTGCGAGGTGGTCAGGCCCGCGCTCGAGAGCACGGAAAACGCTTCCGGTGACATCGCACCGCCCAGGAGGGCCTCACGTGCCCGGACGGCCGACGAGTTCGTCCCGTACGTCACGGAGCGCCCACCGAGGGACTTCGAAACGATTTCCTTGGGGCCGGATCCACTCGCCACCAACTCCCGAGCCCCGATGCCCGCCTCGACATACGCTCCGGCCTGGATTACGGTGGCGTCGTGGAATGCGTTCTTGACATACTCGGCCGTGGGGCTGTAGCCGTCCAACGGATCGGTGGCGTAAAACGCTGTGCGGGTCACCGAGCGCACGATAGCCGACGCCCGCTCGATCAGGGCCTCACCATCCTCCGGCTCGGAGCCCAGGTACAGGTTCAGATCTTCAACCGGAGCGTAAACCGGGTAGCTGTTGGAAAGACCGGGCATATCCCTATCCTAACGTATGGATGGGCCCCGCCCGGTTTTGGGGACCAGGCGGGGCCACATCGTGTCGTCTACTCGGCGTCGAGGAACCGCGCCGCGATGTCGTCGCGACCTTCGGTGTCGGCCACTGCGACCCCCACCGCCTCGGCGTATGCCGCCCACTTCGCCCGCGATGCGGACTTCGCGGGACGGGTGACCTCGACACCGGCCGGGACCTCGGGTGCGGTCTCGTCCTCGTCGGGGTGCTCTTCGTCCAGGACATCCCCGTGGGGTGCGCCCTTCGCGTCGAGGTGCTCCGCGACCTTCGCCTCGTCGACCGGGTGGTCAGCGGGATCGACGGTGTGCTCGGGGTCTCCGTGCTGGTCCGCCGACGCGCCCTTCTCGTTCGCGTCCGGGGCTTCGCCCTGACCCTCGAGCGCCTCGGGTGCCGTGTCCTCATCGAACTCGCGACCGGGCGAGTCCGCCGTGGTCGGGGTGGGTGCGGTGCCCGGCTCGTCACCGATAGCAACCACACCCCCCTCGACGTTGGACTCGTCGATCGGCTGAGGGTCGAGGTGGACCGTCGCCGACCCTTCCTCGTTGCCGTAGTGACGGCGCATCATTCCGATACCCATATCAGCCTCCTAAGCTGGTGATCGCGAGCTACGCGACCAGGTCGGGCTCTGCCGCCATGGTGTTGATTTCCACGATGCCCGCATCGTCGACACGCTTGGTGCCGTAGTGCGCGTTCGTGGTGACCACCGTGGTACGACGGAGGATGTCGCGGTCCTTCTCCACGATCGCCGCGCGCTTGCGGACGAACAGGAGCGCACCGCGACGGATGAGCAGGGCCCGGTACCGCGTGGTCGGGCCGGTGCCGGTGGTGGCGATGCGGTTCGAGACCACGATGGGGACGCCACCGATGGTGCCGATCTGACCGCGAAGGATGACGTTCTGGCCCGTCTGCGACAGGTCCTGGAACGACGGGGTACGGAGAAGCTCCCCGTACTGGTTCGAGTGAACCACGAGCGCCGAGATGTCGTTCGGGTCCCACTCGTCGCCGAACTTGCCGATCGCGACCGTCACGGCGTCCCAGGACAGCTTGTCCGAGGTGACGACCTGACCGGCCGGGAGTCCTGCGAGCGCCGAAGCGTGCAAGTCGGCGTCGTACTTGCGAGCGATCGAGATTCCGAGCTGGCGGAGCGCCTCGTTCGACGGGTTGCCCATGGCGGACAGGATCGCCTTGTCCGTCAGCTCGACGCCCTTCGTGGCCTCCTTGATGGTGGCATCACTCGAGTCCGTGGTGAGCTTGACGGGGACGATCGCGTCGGTCTCGGCCGTGTCGACGGCGTCGCCGATGTAGCCATACGTCGGCCACTGGATCGTGTCTCCCGGCTGGCCGACGAGCGTGTCGTCGGTGGCCGCGAGCGGGACCATGACGGCCTTTGCAAGCGCCGCCTTCATGACCATCGGTCCCCAGACTTCGGGGACGATCAGGTCCGATGCAACCGTGGTTGCCATTTTGCCCTCCTAAAGGCTGGTTAGACCGTCCCGGCGAGTCGCCGGAAGAGGTCGGGGTTTTGACGGAACAGGTTGGTCTGCTCCTGGATGGTCATCTTGTCGAATGACTCCTGGGTTACTGCTTCGGTGCCCCCCGCTCCCGCGAAGGTCTCCGATCCACTTCGTGAGGTCCCGCCCGGGGTCGCCTTGAAGATGGGGTCTGCATCCACGATCGCCTTGATTCGGGCGTCGACGGAATTCTGATAGTCGGCCGCGTTCGGGTCCAGCGCCTGCAGGGCCTGGTCCTGTGATGCGAGGAATCCGAGGTAGGTCGCCTTGTCGGCGGGGGCTCCGGCCTTCCATGCGGCGGTGACGAGTGCGGCCTGTCGCCGCGCTGTGTTGGTCGCTTCGTCGTTCTGCCCACCCGATGCGGCCTGACCGGCGAGCTTCTGGGTGAGGGTGTCGACGGTCTCGGCGTCGGGGTCCTTGATTTCGATCCCGGCGAGCTTGGCCACCGAAAGGAGCTGGTCCTTCTTGGCGTCCTCTGCAACCTTCGCCTTGGCGTTGACTCGGGCGGATTCGGCTTCACGCTGGAAGCGGGCGTTGTCCTCGAGCAGTTTCGCCACGTCCACCGGCTTGCCGTCGACCTCGATGGTCTGTGCGGGTGCCGGGGGCGGTGTCGGTGTTGGTGCCGACTGCTGGTCCTGTGTAGTTGTGGTCGGTGCGTCGGTCGTAGGGGCCGTCGCGGTGGCTTCGAGCGTCATTTGGTCAACCTCCCAGGTTGCGGTCCGTCCCGGACCTGCGGCTGATCTTACCACACTTGACCTGTAGTCGCGACCCGACACGCGCCCGCAGAATACTTGACAAGGAGTCAAGGATAGTGTTGACTAGTTCTATGAACACCGACAAGGTCACCACCGCCGCAATCGCCACCGGAGCCATGAAGCAGTACGACTCCGGCGCATCGACCACCGAGTTCTTCGTAGCCAAGATGCACGAATGGGCCGTCGAACTCCGCGCCGACTTCCCCGAACTGTCCGCCCGCCTCGCCGCCGTCGAACTCCGCCCGTAACCCCGAAAGGCCAACTCCAATGAACAT